GTTGTCTTCTTCACTTGAATTCGCAACTCATCATGATTTCTGTTAGACATGCTAGTAGGTTAACCTCCTGATCAGGAACAATAGGAATGCTATTCATATACTTAGCAATCACAAGCACTGCTTCTGGAATAGATGCTGGTTTGAGAACTCCATACAAACTATCATAGATCTTACGCATGACCATCGTAGGGTCATTGTCCATGTGTTGGACAACCCAGTTCTTGACAGTGGTAAACTCTTTCTTTTTCAGAGAGACAAGTAGAGAGTCCAAATTAACGTCAGCAACATCCACAAGGATAGCAGAGTTAATACTTCCAGTAGCAGCATAGCGTTGGCACTCATTAATAAGACGCCGCCAATCAGGATAGTAACGCTTAGTGAGCTTAGCAAGGACTTTATCTTCATACTGGATCTGCTCGTGATCTAGAATAGTTTTCAGGCGAGTGAAGAACTGACCCTGCAAACCAGTTGCCTGCTCAGGTTTGATCCTGAAGTCAACAACTGTGCAGCGTGAGTGCAGCGGTTCGATGATTTTGTTGATGAAGTTACAGGTAAAGATAAAGCGACAGTTACCATGGAACTCTTCCACAGCGGTCCTGAGAGACAGCTGCACGTCGTTAGTGGTGTTGTCTGCCTCATCGATGATAACGACCTTGTGGGACGCTCCAGAGGTCAGAGAGATGGTTGTGGCAAACTGCCTCACACGGTTCCTCACAGTGTCTAGGAAGCGTCCCTCATCGGATCCATTGATCACGATGTAAGAGGCACCAATCTCCTCACACAGCGCCTTAGCAATGGTAGTCTTGCCCACACCTGCAGTGCCACTCAGCAGCAGGTTAGGAAGTTCACCCTGGTCAACAAAACCCTGAAAGACATTCTTGATGCTGTCAGGGAGGATGCAATCTTCAACAATGTTGGGGCGGTATTTCTCCACCCACAAAAACTCTTTGCTCATTCAAGTGGTCGGGTAAATGATTTAGATACGATGTCCTTGGCATTGAACATCATTTGCATATATTCTACACCCTTCTTGGGTTTAGTATGCTCACCGCATGTGAAAATATCACACACCGCCATGCCTTTCTCAGGCCAAGTATGAATGCTGATATGGGACTCAGCAAGCATAGCAACACAAGTCACACCCTGGGGATCAAACTTGTGTGAATGAAGTGCAAGCAACGTAGACTTACACTTTCTAGATGCAGTATAAACTACATCCCTAACGAAGTCTTCATCATTTAGAAGATCTTTCGTACAACCTTTCAATGTAAAGAGAATATGTTTCATTACATATGTCCAGGCATCGAGGAAGATAGTTGCAATACTTCTTTGGGTCCAAAGTTACAGTTCAGAAGAACACGATTTTTTACAGTGGTTGGTGAATGACCAGTATGCACATGGTCTCCAGCAAAGAACAGAACCCTGTTAGGTTTGGGATCAATCTTTTTCTTCACAGTAAGTTTATCGTAATCATACTCACCGTATTTGAGTTTTAGAAAATCACTATTAATACTACGCTCTCGCCTGTCCATGTCATCAACATTAATTGCTCGTTCGTTGAAGATAACCGTTGGACCATCAGCTTCATTCAAGTAAAGAATAGCAGTGGTGTTGCGAGTTGGAAGATCAACATGTGGTGGGTGCATGTGGAGTTCTTCTCCAGAATACACAGTCATATCCAAACGTGCTCGATACGTTTGTTCCTCTCCAGTAAAGTCTTGCATCATGAATACTGCAGGACCCATAAAGTGAGTCAAAGTTTTCTCATTGAAACTACGCTCACCTTCATAGTCACTGAACAGATGGACATTGAATCCATAATCGAACAAACTATTCTGAGCATCAGACTGGAGGGTAATATCCTTTCGGAAGTTCCACTCCATGCCATCGCCTAGGATAATATCCTGCATCCGTTGAAAGTAGGATGGAGGAAAAAAATTGTCAACTACTTCAATATCAATCAAGGTTCCAATGCAATGTAATAAGTCAGGTCAACGTTCTCACTAGTCCACTCCGAGATAAGATGCTGGGAAATTTTGACAGCATAGTCACCAGGGAGCACACGGATATTCTCAATCTTGACATCCAGTGAATAAGACCCAGTGCAGCAACCAGAGATGGTTTGCTCGTAAGTATTGCTGGTATCATTCTCTTTATCACGCAGGATAAGTTTGATTTCGTTTGATCCTTCTTCAGACTGGAACGTCAGATCAGGGAGACTGTAGACAGCAGATGCTTTTTGCAAAGCAATCAAGTCATCGCCAGTCAAAGTAAACTGAACATCAGCACCAGGAAAGTTTACATTCTTTTCTGGAGCACTCTTGAGCGTAATTTCAGGATCTGAAAAATAATACTTAGCAGACTGACGACCCCCACGGATAGAAACAAAATCGCCAGTGGTAAATTCGAGCTGAGGGTCATTAAACAGACTGATACCGCTAAGGAACTGGCTGAGATCATAAATAGCGAAGTCCACAGGGAACACTTCATCGCCAGTGAACTTTGCAAGGATATTCTCTGCGTTAGAGATGGTCCGTACTGTAGACCCCTTGCGGAATACGATGGAGGAATTGATCGTGCTGAAGTTCTTAAGGACATCTAGAGTTCTTTTGGATAGGGTAACTTTGCTCATTGATTGTAGGTTTCGGTAACAGCGTATTTGTCGTTAAAGTGAAGAAGGAGGAGACCGTAGTGCAGGATCTTGATAATGTCCCGACGTGCAGTTCCTTTCTTGTCGTAGCGAGAAGCATACTTGAGGATGTTGCTTCGGCAGAATGCTTCAGCGTCACCACATGCTTCGATCAAGTCTAACGTTTGGATGCTGTCGTTACCAGCAGAGTAATGTTGTCCATAAGTTCCAGAAATGTAATCACGTAACTCCCGCAGGAGTTCATCTTCATTATATTTAAAAGCCATTCAACGATTCCAGATTAGGCGTAGGTTATTATGGTAGCATTCTTCGACGTTGCCGTCAAGGTCTTTGACAAACAACTTCAAACCCTCGCCACCTAGGATCTTGACAGTCTTGCCACTGTCGAGAACGGCAAGACTGTTCACATATCCATGGAATTTATCAGTCCTGGTTTGTGGCATCTTCTTCCTCCTCGGTTTGAACATCAGCATCAATTTTATCATAGAGTTCGATGAATGACTGCTTAGTCTCATCATCGAAACGGTTTACACAAACTTTAATTGCTTTCATGCGATCACCCCAGATAGCATATGCTCGCATGATGTGGACCAGACGACGGGTGCTGATCACCTCATCAATACCACCGTCCTTGAAAGTGCGACGGATGATATCCGCCCAGTTAGCAAGGTTAGTGCAGAACTCTTCATCGTTCTTGCCAACAGAAGCAGCAACACGCAGCAGAATCTTGCTCTCAATAGCAGGAGTGGGATACTCCTGCTCAAAGGTCAGAGCAAAACGCTCAAGGAATGCTTCGTTAAGAACATTGGTGCCAATGAAGCGTCCGTCATCAGAACCCTTGCCCTTGGTGTTGGCAGTAGCGATGACGTTGAAACCAGCAGCAGGTTGAACGTAGCGACCAGTCTTTTTCAGGAAGACACCCTTGCCTTCCAGTACAGATTGCAGGCACAGGATCTTGTTAGATGCCAGGTCAACCTCATCTAGAAGAAGAACAGCTCCCCTTTCCAGAGCTTCGATGACAGGACCATTATGCCAAACAGTTTCACCGTTAACCAAACGGAAACCACCAATAAGGTCATCCTCGTCAGTTTCAATGGTAATGTTTACACGGATCAACTCCCTATTTAGTGCAGCACATGCTTGCTCAACAGAGAAAGTCTTTCCGTTTCCTGACAGACCAGTGATAAAAGTAGGATAGAAAATACCAGACTGAATAATTTTCTTTACGTCAGAGAAGTTACCGAACGGGACATAGTTGCTATCTTTGAGGGGAACGAGGTTTTGCTCAGTAGCAGGAGCAACAGCAGGTGCTTGGTAAGTCTGCTCAAGTTTTTCAACAGCGGTCAGTTGCCAGGTGCCACGCTTGACATAGAATTCACGCAAACGTTTGACTGCTGTAGCATAAGTAACTTTGAAGTGGTCTGCAGCAGAACGCACAGCATCAGCATTGATGTCGTTACCATAAGTTTCGGACAAGTAAGCGGTAAGTTGAGTTGTAGTCAGATCAGAACGAGCAGGCATTGGTTGGTTGCGTATGAAGTAAGTATAGGGCAATGGTGGGGTCTTAGAGACCCCTAGTGGACGGTTCGTCAGGCGACATACTCAATGAAAGAATTTAGTAGTTTCTTGTTCGTGGACTTACTCTTCAACATTTTTTTGAATGCCTTGGAGATCTCGTTTTTCTTTGCACCACTCTCCACATCAAATTCAGTGTCTTCATCGATTGCACTGTTCTTGATTGCATAGAGAGCAGTGTAGCTCTTCGGGTGAGGAATGATAGCAGACTTGTCTTTCTTCCATTGCTTCTGGACTTGATCATAATGAGCGATGCTGGCATAGGTGCTAACAAAACCAGACAAACCATTACCACCCATGATACGGAAACCAAGCACATTCACACCAGCATTACGATCACGCAGTTGCTGAATGAAAGTGTTAGTCATCTCACCCCATCCGTCATTCATAGAGTATACACGTCCAGTAGTGCGATCACGCAGAATAGTGTTGTAGTCAAGACGACGAGGACGCACATAATACTCATCAGTATGATCGTTGTAATACTTGCGACCATAAGAACTATTACATGCTTCACCATCAGTCAAGATGCAAACATTGACTTTCTGAAGATCGTTCTGAGATTTGAACTGTGGGATGATGTAATTGAGCATTACAATACCTTCATTCAAAGGAGTACCAGAAAGTCCAACACCCATGGTGGTGTGATATGCAACGTGATGACTGTAAGCATATGCTTCACGATACAGATTTAAGCACATACGATCATAGTTTTTAGCGTTAGAACGAGATGACACAAAGTTCATCAGATGGAATACATCTTTCTGAAGGAAGACCTTGCCTTCATCACAGTTCCGTTGGGAATAGTATTCTTCATCACTCAGATACTCACTCTGTCCATTCTTAAATCGACGGGCAATGTACCACTCATTAGTAAAAGCATACACTTCAAAAGGAATCTGAACTTTCTTACAGAATGCAGTAAGGTTCAAGACTTGCTTTACAGTTGAAAAAAGATCTCTGCCCATAGAACCAGACCAGTCAAGCAAGAAAAGCAGACCGTGGTTCTT